ATGCCGAAGATCGCACGAGAATTGACGGACCTGGCGCTCAGGCGCCTGAAAGAACCCGGCATGTATGCGGCCGGTGGCGTCGCCGGGTTGCACTTCCGCATCCTGCCTTCTGGCGGCCGCACATGGATCCTTCGCGTCACTGTCGGCGGCAAGCGGCGGGACATCGGCCTGGGTGGATATCCGACCGTCTCGCTTGCCGGCGCGCGTGATGCCGCCCGCGCCGCCCGCGAGTCCATCCGGAGCGGCATCGATCCCGTGGAACAGAAGCGCGTGCAGCGCGCCACCATGATTGCGGCACGCGGATCGGCCGTCACTTTCGACGACGCAGCGCGACAGTACATCGAGGCCATGCGCCACGAGTGGCGGAACGCGAAGCACGAGGCGCAATGGGTTTCCACGCTCGCCACCTACGCCAGCCCGGTTATCGGGCCGCTGGCCGTGCGCGACATCGAGCTTTCGCATGTCGTGCGCATCCTTGAGCCCATTTGGACGACCAAGACCGAAACGGCGGTCCGGCTTCGCGGCCGGATTGAATCTGTTCTCGACTGGTGCGCAGTGCGCGGGTACCGGCAAGCGGACAACCCCGCGCGGTGGAAAGGCCACCTCGACAAGCTCCTTCCCAAGCCTGCGAAGGTCGCCAAGCGTGCCCACTTTCCCGCGCTGCCCTGGCGCGAAATGGGCGCCTTCATGGCGGAGCTGCGCACTCGAGAAGGCATCGGAGCGCGTGCGGTCGAGTTCGCCATCCTGACTGCCGCCCGATCCGGCGAAGTGCGCGGTGCGCGCTGGTCGGAGTTCGACCTGCAGGCCGGCACCTGGACTATTCCGGGCGACCGGATGAAGGCTGGCAAGGAACATCGGGTGCCGCTGTCCGATCAGGCGCTGGCCGTACTTGAGTCGATGCCGCGCGGGGATGACTTCGTGTTCCCCGGCTCCAGGCAGGGAGCCATGCTGTCTGACATGAGCTTGACGGCGGTCCTTCGGCGCATGGGCCACGCCGACATCACGGTGCATGGATTTCGGTCCGCCTTTAGAGATTGGGCAGCCGAGGCCACGAACTACGCACGCGAGGTGCCCGAAATGGCGCTAGCGCATGCCATCGGCAACGACGTCGAAGCGGCGTACCGGCGCGGCGACCTGTTCGAGAAGCGGCGCCGGCTGATGCGCGATTGGGCGAAATTCTGCGACACACTCACGTCTGCCGCTGACGTGACACCGATAAGAAGTACCGCCGCCTGACGGACTCAGGCAAGCGGGGCTGCGCGGTGTTCGAGCACCGGCAGCCCCTGACCATGAAGCACCTGTTACGGAGGTAACCCCATGGCTGTATCGAACATTACCAGCACCACCTGCAGGCCGGAGCCGCTACTGCCGCCCTCTGCCGTTTTCGAACACTTCAGCGACCGCGCAACGCAGATCACAGGCCGCATGCCCGACAACAGCATGGCGCCCAAGATCGAGGAGGGCGACCTGCTGCAGATAGAGCCTTGCAGCCGGATTAGCACCGGCGGATACACCTACGCGTTCGAGGTGGGCGGCCGGCAATTCGTACGCTCTCTCATGAAGTGCGCGGACGGAAGCATTCAGGTGATCGCCGAAAACCAACATTACGAGAACGAGCGCATCGAGGAACCTGAGATCAAGCTCATCGGCCGCGTCGTCGGTGTTCTGCAATACCGCCGCGTCATCTGACTCTGAAGGGATTCGACCATGCGCGCCATTTTCAAGACGTATTTCATGATCGCAAGAGATGATCACTCGGCGGATTCCAGCATGTTGCTCGGCATCCCGCTTTCCCGCCGACTATCGTCGAGAAACCAGGCTCGGAAGGCTTTGCACAGAGCGTCCAAACGCTGTAAGGATGCCTACTTGATGCGTGTGCGAGTTAGGGTCGGCGCCAGCTGAAAGGCGCGAGGCAGCGGCTTCGAGGGAGTCACGCATATGCTTACCCGATGACCTCGAAGGAGAGCGGAATGTCCGAAACCTACCTTTCAACCGACGAGCTGCGCGAACTGACCGGGTGCGCTCACCGCGCCCGGCAGCGCGCGTGGCTGGATGCGAATCGCTGGCCGTACGCGGTCGCCGCGACTGGACACATTCGCGTGCTGCGCGAGTACTGGCGCGCGCGACTCACCGGAGCGCAGCCGACCGTGCCTTCCGTCCATGCAGAACGAGCTCACAACTTCGCCGCGATCGAAGGCATCGGCGACCGCGGCAGCAAGCGCCGGAAGGGAACAGCTTGAGGTCGCATGCCTCCGGTGCGCCGTCTGGAGCAAACGACTCCATGATTCAGCGACGAAGACATCCACCGACCCCTCAGCATCCGGATGGAGTTTGGGAATACCTCGACCAGGATGAGGGGTGCTTCCTTTTCGAGTTGTGGTCCTGCGAGGAAATCAGCCTCGAGAGCATCGACGACTTCATTGAATCGGAGGCTCTGCCAGAGTGGGTGCGCGACGACCTATTGGCAATGCGCACCGATGCCCTGGCAGCCTATCGCGCCAAGGGCTATGAACTCGCATTGGCGCGCGCTTCCGCGCTGCAGTGGGCGTGCCGCTTTTACGGGCAGAACATTGCAGCTGCGCCGGAAGTGATCCTGGCGCGAAAGTTCAAGGGGAGGAAAAAGGGTTCCGAAGGTCCTGTAAAGACGGCTGTGCGAAAGCTGCTGAAGAAGAACCCCAAAATGAAGAACGCGAAAATCTGGGAGTCCTTGCAGAATGCGCTACCGCGTGGGTGGCTGGTGTGCGAGAACCGTGCCGGGAAGTACATCGAAGGCAAAACGGCAGGCCAAGGCTGCAACTACCCTAGGTTTCAGGTCATCTGTTCAGAGGTTCGCGCCACACTCGACGATAAGAATTTACGGAATAGCGAGCCATAAATCCGGTTAGAAATGATCCGCTCCGACCCGCGCCATTGCGGGGTAACTGGAGCGCATCATGCAATCGAAATCTCTTCGCCCTGCTCAAGCCGCGGCCTTCCTTGGCATCGGCCGCGCCACCCTCTGGCGCTGGGCAAAAGAACGCGCTGACTTCCCCAAGCCCCTCCGCCTATCCGCCCGCTGCACGGTTTTTGATCAAAACCAGCTGACCGCCTGGCGCGACGCGCAAGCCGCAGTTCCCAAGGCCGCGTGAGGAAGCACCATGGGGAACGTCATACCTGTGGAAAGTCGCGGTCATGGTGGCCACCCCCACCGGGGCGACCTGAGCGCGGAGTTTTTCGAGCGCGCTTTCGGCCTCGCCGAGCTGCTCACTCGCCTGCCGGAGAGCGAGCACCGCCCCGTCATTCTCGCGTTGCTGTGCCTGCTGAAGGCAGGCCTGCTCACAGCGAAGGCGTAAGCCGTGGCTCGTTCCAGGAACATCAAACCCGGCTTCTTCAAGAACGAAGCGCTGGCCGAGCTCTCCCCCCTGACCAGACTGCTGTTCGCGGGTCTCTGGACGCTCTCCGACCGCGACGGGAGACTGGAGGATCGACCGAAAAGAATCCGTGCCGAAGTACTGCCCTATGACGACGGCAGCGTGGATGAAATGCTGAACGAACTGCATAGCGCTGGGTTCATCCAGCGCTATCAGACCGACGATCAACGGTTCATTCAGGTGGTGAACTTCGCCAGACACCAGAACCCCCACTGTCGCGAACCGGCCAGCACCATACCAGCACCGGGTGAGCACCGTGCCAGCACTGTACATGCACCGGGCGAGCACGGAACCGGCCCGGCTGATTCCCTTAACCTGATTCCTGATTCCCTTAACCCTTCAACTGCACCATCGTCTGTCGACGATGGTGGTGCTCAGGCCACGCCTGAACACCGTATCCCTGACTGCCCGCATCAGCAGATCATCGAGCTGTACCACCAGGCACTGCCCACCGGCACACGTGTTCGAGTTTGGAGCGGCGCACGGGTCAAGCACCTGCAAGCCCGCTGGCGCGAGGACACGAAACGCCAGAACGTCGAGTGGTGGCAGCGCTTCTTCGCCTACTGCGCGCAGTCCGAGTTCCTGACCGGCCAGACGCAACCCGCCAATGGTCGTGACCCGTTTGTCGTGAGCCTGGATTGGCTGGTGTCGCCACAGAACTTCGCGAAGTGCATCGAAGGCAAGTACCACAGGAGCACAGCATGAACGCGCCTGCCCTGAAGCTGCCGCCGCACTCGATCGAGGCCGAACAGTCGCTGATCGGCGCCCTGCTGCTGAGCAACGACGCATGGGACCGTATCGAAGGCACGGTGACGGATGCCGACTTCTACCGCGACGACCATCGCAGGATCTTCACCCACATCGCCGCGCTGATCCGCGCCGGCAAGCCGGCCGACGTGGTGACGGTGCATGCGACGATGGAGCAGTCCGGCGAGGCGGAGCGCTGCGGCGGTCTGGCCTATCTGGGCGAGATCGCGAACAACACACCGAGCGCCGCGAATATCCGGGCCTACGCGGCGACGATTCGCGATCGGGCATACCGGCGCACGGGCCAAACCGAAGCGGAGGCGCTGGCGGTCTCCTACGCAGCCGGAGCGGTATCGCACGACGAGTTCGCCGCCGGTCTGGAGCGGATCGCGGCGCAAGCCATCGACAGCGAGCGCGACGAACCTCTGCTGCTGAGCGATTCGATGCGCGAAGCGATGGTGCTGATCAACGATCGCGCGAACGGTGGCGGCGTCACGGGCCTGCCGTCCGGTATTACGGACCTGGACGCGCTTACTGGCGGGTTCGAGCCCGGCCAGCTGATCATCCTGGCCGCTCGCCCTGGCGTCGGAAAAACCGCTTTCGCCCTGGGCGTCACCGATCACGCTGCGCGAGCAGGGCGCACCGCGTTGTTCATGTCGCTGGAGATGCCGGCGCGCGAGCTGAGCATGCGCGTGATGGCGCAGCGGTCGGGCGTGAGCGTCCATGCGATGCGCACCGGCACGCGCAACGACGAGCACTGGTCGGCGCTCACGCGGGTATCCGGCGAGGCAGCCCGGCAGCGTCTGTTCATCGACGACAAGCCAGCCATCACCCTCGCCTACCTGCGAGCACGCGCGAAGCGCTTGGCGAGGAAGCACGGCCTGCACCTGATCGTGGTCGACTACATCGGTCTGATGCGCGGCGAGGGCCAGAACCGGACGCAGGAGCTGGGCAGCATCAGCCGCGGACTCAAGGCGCTGGCCAAGGAACTCGCCGTGCCGATCATCGCCTGCGCGCAGCTGAACCGCGGCGTCGAGAACCGCAGCGACAGACGCCCCCAGCTGCACGACCTGCGCGACTCCGGCGAGATCGAGCAGGACGCCGACATCGTGCTGATGTTGCACCGGGAGGAGATGACGCACAGCGCCCCCGAGTGGCAAGGCGTCGGCGAACTGCTGCTGCGCAAGCACCGCAATGGCCCGACCGGTGAGATCCGGCTTCGGTACATCCACCACAGAACGCTTTTCGTGCCTGGCGATGGATACGGACCGGCACGCGACCAGGCAATACCGCGCGACGCGATTCACAGGGGCTATCGCGACCGCGGCTTCGACGGATAGCAGTTCGACAGAGCAGACATCCGCCACAAGTAGTACCGGCAAGCCGACATAGGCCGGCTTGCCGATTCGCTCCACAACCTGCCCCACGAAACACACTCTGGAGAATGACCATGACGTTCAAGCTGAAACCCGACCCCACCTTCAAGACCAAGGTTCAGATCCATATCCCCGGCCAGCCCAAGCCTGGCGAAATCGAGTTCGTGTTCAAGCACAAGACGCGCGACGAGCTGAGGGCGTTCCGCGAGGAAGCCAAGACCAAGGCAGACGAGGACGTGATTCTCGATATCGCTGACGGCTGGGACGTGAAAGACAGCGCCTTCTGCCGAGACTCGCTGACCGAGCTGTTCGCGAACTACTCGACTGCGCCGGCCAGCATCGTCGATGCATACATGGGCGAACTGCACGGCACCCGTCGCGCCTGACATCCAGATCACCGCAAGGAGTTTCGAAATGGCAACTCTCGCCGAACTCTCTTCACAGCGCGCCACCGCTGCAAACAACTGGCAAACGCTATGCGCCCAGCTTCGGGCCGCGTACATCGAGCTCGCGGCACTGGATCGGGCTGTGGTGAATACCAATGTCGTTTTCCCCAACGGCATCGTTCACCCGAATCCAGTGACCAACACAACCGGGCCGCTGAGCAGCCAGAACTACCAGGATCGATCGACGGGGATTGGTCGCATCCCCATCGCCGTGCTCGACGGACCCGCGCGTTCATTCAACGCCTTGCTGGAACTGCCGCAGCACCTGGACTTCCCGCTACCGGCATGGCCGAACCCTGGCGACGCGATCCGCGCGCGCCTTGAGCAACTGATCGCCTGAGGACATCGAAATGAAACGCATACCGCACCCCGCCGCCGCAGAAACGCACGACATGATCGAGTTTTCGGACGGTCGCCAGATCCAGGCGCCGCGCTGGACCTCACCCAAGCGGACAGACCCCGTAGTCATCGCAGATGCCGTACTGGAAATCATCGACGAACGACTGACGGCCCGCAGGGTGATCCACCAGGACCCGCACCTCTCAAGCGCTGGACGGGCGCATAAGTCGCGGCCGGTGGATGAGGAAATCCTTGGCCGCGTTGCCGCCGGCTGGTCGCAAGTCGAGACCTTCGCGCGCCACATCGACAACCGGGAGGCCGCCTTGCTCGCCCTGCCGACCCTGGACCCGACCGCCGCGGCTGTCGCCGTCGAGGACCGCGAGTGCCGCGACTGGTGGCGCGCCCTTCCAACCGAGGAAAAAGCCCGCATGCTGGCCCGTATCGACGCCGAACCCGAGAAGCACCAGCGCTTGGCCATTGCGCTGCTGCGCAGCCCTCTGCCGCTCGCAATGCTCGACGGTGAGGTGAATTTCGTCCGTGATGTCTGGAACCGCGGCAGACGCGCAGGCAACCCGGAAGAGGCTGCGGCCATCGACGAGGGGCGCGCGGCCGTGGCCTACGCGCAAGAGGTGCTTTTGCACACAGCGGCCGTTGCTCAGCATGCCATCGGCGCGAGCCGGGATGCCGTTGTCGACACGCTCACAACCAACAAGCTTGAAACCGGCACCGGTTACCGCGCCTTCGGATTCTCCGACCAGGACGCTGCGGCGTCGCGGCAGCGCGTCGAGGCGCTGGGGATCATGAACAGGGCTGCGTAATGGGTCAGTTCAGCGTCGATATCTCCCGGTTCGTCGAGAAAACGAACGGCAACATCGAGCGTGCAGCACGACAGGCCGTCGTGCTTGCTGCGCAAGGCCTGATCATGCGCACGCCGGTCGATACCGGGCGCGCTCGAGCGAACTGGGTGTTCGGCGCTGGCGCAATCAACTACGAGGTGGTCGAGACGAGAACGGACCGCAGCGGCGGCGCGACACAGGGGGCGATTGCGGCAGCAGTGATGACCGTGCGTATTGCCTCCGTCCCATACCTCTACGTATCGAACAGCCTCCCCTACGTCCAAAGGCTTGAGGATGGCTGGTCGCAACAGGCGCCGGCCGGCATGGTGAAGGCCACGCTGGCCGAGTTGCCCCGACAGATTGAAGCATTCGCAAGGAGCATTGCATGACAGCGAATACCGCAACCCTAGCGCTTCGTATCGACGCGTCACAGGCGACATCTGCAGCCACCGCGCTCCACCGGTTCGAGCAGTCCGGCAAGAACGCTGAGACGTCCGCAAACCGACTGGCCAGCGCCACCACGTCGCTGCGAAATGTCTTCGCTGGCCTTTCCACTGCCGTCGCTGTGCGCAACTTCGTCCAGCTGGCGGATACCTACTCGAACATCAACTCGCGGTTGAAGCTGGTTACGCAGAGCGCCGGTGAGTTCGTGGCCGCGCAGGAGGCGCTGTTCGACATCAGCCAACGTACCCGTGTGGGGCTCGAACAGACCTCGGACCTGTACGGCAACCTGCGCCGTTCAACACAGTCGCTCGGCGTTTCGCAATCCGAGGTCTTGGGCGTCACCGAGACGATCAACAAAGCCCTGATCGTCAGTGGCACCAGCGCGCAAGGTGCAGCTGCTGCCCTCGTGCAGCTTGGACAGGGGTTTGCTTCCGGCACGCTGCGCGGCGAGGAGCTGAACAGCGTGCTCGAGCAGGCGCCGCGGCTCGCCCAAGCGATCGCCGACGGCCTCGGCGTTCCCATCGGGAAGCTGCGCGAGCTCACGGGTGCGCGTGTTTTCGAGGCAATCCGCAAGTCTGGCGAACAGGTCGGCAAAGAGTTTGACTCGATGGCCAAGACGGTCGAACAGGCCTCGACGCAGGGCGCAAACTCGCTGTTGAAGTTGATCGGGAAGTTGGACGAAGCCACCGGTGCAAGCGCTTCGCTCGCGAAGACAATCTCTGAATCTGCGGTGTTCATGGGCACACTGGGTGACGAGATATCGCGCGGTGCGGCTGGGCAGAAGGATATCGGCCTGCTGGCCGAAGCATTCCTTGTGGTCGAAGAAACTGTCAAGGTTCTCGCTGCCAACATCTCATTCGTCTTCAAGAGCATCGGCCGAGAGATTGGCGCCATCGCCGCCCAGGCAGAGGCTTTGTCCAGACTCGATTTCTCCGGCTTCAGCGCAATCGGGGATGCCGTGAAGGCAGACGCCGCCGAAGCTCGCCGAGCGCTGGACCAGTACGAGAAGGATGTTCTGAGCCGCACACGCGCGAAGCCAGCGGCGACAACACCGGTAGCTGCCAGTGCAACACCAAGGGCCGCCGCAGGCACCTTCACTGCGCGCGGCGGAAGCCGCCGCAAAGGCTCCGACGACAGCGAGAGAATGCTACGCGAGGCTGAGGCGATGGTCGACGAGTGGTCGCCTCTGAAACTGCGCTGGGAGTTGGAGGACAGCTTCGAATCAAGGGATACGAACGCCGCGCTCGCTGACTGGAAGGCCGAGTCAGAAGAGCGGCGCGACGCGATGGTGCGGACATACCAGGACATCGCCGATCCTGCGCGCCGCTACCGTGAAGAAGTGCAGCTTGTGAATGCCCTGGAGGCGCAGGCGCTGCTGACTGGGGAAGAGGCGTTCGCCGTGCGCTCCAAGCTCTACGAGGACATGGACCGCGCCACCGGAGAAGTGAATGAGAAGCTGCGCGAGCAGCGCGGCATCGGTGAAGAGCTTGGCCTCACGTTCAGCAGCGCCTTCGAGGATGCGATTCTGCGCGGCCGAGAGCTCTCCGACGTGTTCGCGGGCCTAGCCGAGGATGTCGCGCGCATCGCGATTCGCAAGAGCATCACAGAGCCACTGGGGGAAGCCGTTGCCGCGGCCTTCAGCGCAAAGGGCGGGGGCGGCGGAGGGTTCGGCGGGATCTTCTCCGCAATCACCAGCTTCCTTGGCTTCGCAGATGGCGGTTACGTTCGCGGCCCTGGATCAGCCACCAGCGACAGCATCCCTGCACGCCTGAGCAATGGCGAGTATGTGATCCGCGCGGAGGCCGTGCGCAAGGTTGGCGTCGCCACGCTCGATGCCATCAACACGGGAGGCCCGATCAGGAAGTACGCGGCCGGTGGATACGTCGGCCAGGCCTCTGGTGCGGCTGGGGCGCCCGCCCGCGATGGTCTGGTGGTGAACATCACGAATCAGACCCCGGCCGAGGTGACCACCACCCGAGGCGAGGACGGTTCCCTGAACGTTTTGATCCGAGCTGTCGCGGCGCAGATGGCCGATGATGTCGGCGCAGGCGTTGGCCCACTCAATGCTGCGCTCCATGGACGATTTGGGTTACGGCCACAGACAGGAGGCTACTGAATGGACGAATTGAATTACCTCAAATTGCGTGCAGCTATCGCCGCAAATCGACACATTCTGACTATCGTAATGGCGCATCTGGCAGCGAGTCGAGAAATCGAGCTCGCTCCACTTCTGGAGGAGCTGACCGCTGACATGACGAGTCTGATTCCAGGCGGCACGGCCAGCGAAGTCGAAACACTACAGAGGTACGAAGCGCTTCTTACCAAGGAGTTCGAAAGCATCGTCTCGGCCGCATCGAGGCGGGCAGCAGTCGTGCGCGAGCATCGGCAAAAGGGGGGATAAGTGGCAAGAAAAACCACATCAAATTCTCCGATGAGCCGCACAAGAACAGGAGAGGCGCAGCATCCCTCCCCCCCTCGAGTTCGTTTGAAGCTCGCATCGATCGACGACGTGAAGGCGGAACTTGCCCGGCTGTATCGGTCAGCCAAGGCGGGGCAGATGGACGTAGGCGACGCCAGCAAGCTGGCGAACATGCTGGCGCTGCTGGGCCGACTGATCGAAGGCGCCGACCTGGAGCGCCGAATCGCTGCCATCGAGGCAGCACAGTCGGATGGGAAGGGGCGGCCGCGATGTCACTGAAGAATCTGGAACAGCGCCTGCGCAAGGCAGAGGCCGAGGCGCAGCGAAAAGCCGGCGACGGCCTGCCGGTGCTGTTCATCACCATCCCCGACTTCTGGGAGCCGGATGGCTGCGGATCATTCCGCGTATCGGCGCGCTACGCCAGCGAGGGCAGCACCGCAGCCCATGACGTCATCGTCAGGCAGCCGGGCGAGAGCATCGCCGAACTGGAAGAGCGTTGCCGACGCGACCATCCGGGCAGGCGGGTATTCATGGCCACGCAGCGGCCGGGTCCGTCGCTCACCGAAAGGAAACCCGAATGAAGAACCTGCGCACCCGTATTACCAGGCTGGAAACAGCAACAAGCCCCGCCAGTCGTTCCGGCTGGTTGCCCGTTCTGGCATGGTTTCCCGAAGGCGCAACGCCGGAGCAGCGCGCGACCATCGAGGCCGATGTCGAGAGGCGCCGGGCAGCAGGTGAAACCGTCATCCTCGAGGAGACGCGCGAACAAGCCATGGATGTGATGATCGAGCTGATAGCGCCTTGA